ACCTCTCAGCTCTTCATAGATTCCTCCTAGAACTTGATCATGTCGTGCATTCTTATTTGTACCAGTATCTCGTAATAAATCTGCGTAATCAATAAATACAATGTCAGGAGTTATTCCTTGCATGATACACTTATCGATATGTGCAGCAATAGTGTTGACGGTAGCCGTCTTTGTTGGATAGTATTTGATTACTAGATTGCCTTTTAATTTTGCTACTGCAGCCTCTACCTCCTCTTTGTGGTATTTTAGATCTTGAGTAGGTATTCCAGTAAAGTAGCTATCGAATCTTCCACCCACATATGTGTCTGAAAGTTCTAATGTGTAGTAGTTAACATTAAGTCCTGCTTTTGCGCACGCTGCTGCTGCATTCACTAATGCCATAGATTTACCAATACCAGCTGGTGCTACAAACACTCCCATTTCTCCTGCTCCTAATCCACCATCCATTACAGCATTGATTACATCCCATGGAGTTGGTACTACCTTACGATTGTTTTGCTCAAAACGTTTTTCTACGTGATCAACATACTCATGGCCAATATCCTTATCTGCACCAGCCTTCATTGCTTCATCAATCTCTACCTTTATTGCATCATACTGCCCTAATTGTAGTAATTGTACAGAAGCTAGTATTGCTGTTTTTAGTTTTTGATTCTTACAGAAATCTAGAGTCTTGTCTTTTATGTATGTGAGATCTTCTGCATCAGCTTGTCTTACAATATCTTTAAGTGATTCTATTACAGTGGTCTTGAGTACTGGTGTTTCTATAAGATCTATCTCAATTTTGAATACGTCAAGAGATGGTGTATTTTTATACTCACTAAAGTACTTGAGTATGGTAGTAGCAATCCACTGATTAGCTTCAGATGAAAAGTAGCTTGGCTCTATTATGTCATGTATCTGCTGTAAGTATATTCTATTCTTAAGCAGTACTGCTAATAATTTATTCTGAAAACCTGCTCCATATAACTGAAACGTATCTTGGATACCCATATTGTAACTATACTATAAATTTTATTATTAGACAACTTAATCAGTAAATTGATTTAGCTTTGTGGCAATGTCTCGTATCCACATTTCGGGGTTCTTTATTGAAGACGACATACCATCCTCAATTAGTAGTTGGTGAAATTTAATCTTTGATAGCTTTGGACTTGACTTTTCCATTGCACTAGTTGCTCTCAGCTTGATTGAAGCATTAAGCAGACTCTCATGTAACTGCATAATAGTGTAGTACAGTCTTATATTCTCCTCATCGTCAACCACAGTTTTATACACCTTCACTTTAGAGTCTTTTGCTAAAGATTGAGAATACGTAAAGAAATCATCTAACGACATAGGCTCTGGTTCGCTTAACCTAGGAAACCTTTTTAAGATCGTCTTTGGTGCTAAACCTCGTGCGCCTGGAATATTGTCAGAGCTATCTCCTGCTAATGCTCTAAATATAGAAAAGTTCCATGGATATACACCATACTCACTAAACACATCATCAGCATAGTATAGCTTCTTCTTGGTAGGACTCCATACGTGTATATTGTTTTGTATCAACTGTAGGAAGTCTTTATCGGAAGACATTATAAATGTGTGAGATTGTTTTGGTAGAAAATACTCATTAGCAACATAAGCAATGATATCATCTGCCTCAGCATTATCTAGAGTAATAACCGTCACCGGTAAAATTTCTAAATAATCGATTAATCTGATTAACTGCTGAAGTTGGTTGTCTTCCTTATCGCAAGTTTCTGATCTATTAAGCCTTATACTCACTTTGCGATGAGCTTTGTAATCTGGAAATAGTTTTCGTCTCTTAGCTGATCCGTCCTTACCGTCAAACACTATAACTACTCTAGTAGGGCTAATAGTTTTAATAGCATGTCCAATGCTCAGGAGAAAGCCGGAGATTCCTCCGACGTGTTCTCCATTTGCATTTAGAGCTGGGCTGACTGAATAACTTCGGATGAACGTATTCAAACCATCTATTATCAAAACCCTATCATCTCTATTTGTTGACTGATCCTCTTCACGTAACTTTAGCTGATTAAGTAATGCAGCGTATTTGTTTTTTATCATATGTCTGACATTTCACTACTATCAATTTCAAGATCTTCTGCGTCAATATTGCTTTGTGATTTGTAACTTGATACAGAACTAGTTTCTAAAACACTCTTGCAGTAATCTCTCACATCATCTCTCTCTCGCAGTATCTTCTGCCAATCCTTAGATTGAAATCTAACTACCTCTCCAGTATCTTGTATTATTAATTCATACCAAGCACCGCTATTGCTTATTGCTTTCACCTTTTTAAGTGCATCTAACCAGCTTGCGTAATCGTCAATACCAGAATCAAAATAGATATTAAAGAGTGCTTTTTTGAAAGGAGGACCGTAGCGGTTCTTAACAACTTGTGCTTCTGTTTGTACTCCTATGATTTCACCCTCCTTATCTTTAAGTTTCCCCATTGACTTGAGTCTAACTCTGCAGCTTGCGTGAAACGGTAACGCTTTACCTCCACTAGTAGTATATTTGTCACCAAACATTGCTCCTAGCTTTTCTCGTAGTTGATTTGTAAAAGCTAAGATAACTCGCTCTTTGCCTATCAAGTTTGTAATCTTACGAAGTGCTTTAGACATAATGATTGCTTTTGATGTAGCCCATCCGTCCTTTTCATAGTCAGCCTCTTGTTCAATCTTTGTAGTAGCTGCTGCCACTGAGTCAACAACAATTGTTACTAACCTATCCTTACTCGTATTACGAATACTTACAATAAGCGTTTCAATAGTTTCAAATATATCCTCAATGGTATCTAATGGAATGTAAAGCATATTCTTAACATCAACTCCAATAGCAGTTAAAAACTCCTCACTCAAAGCATTCTCAGTATCAATATAGACAGCGATGCCGCCTTTCTTCTGAGTGTTTGCTAATAGGTGTGCCATGATTAACGACTTGCCTGATGCTTCTAATCCAGTAAACTCTGCAATACGTCCTACTGGTAATCCACCGTCAGGTCTATTAGATATAGCAAGATCCAAAGTAGTTGAACCGGTTGACACCCACTCGCTAAGATCAGCTTGAGTATCCTCACTACCTAGAAAGTGTACGGCTTTAAAGTCTTTAAACTTCTTGTTTAGACTATCTGCTAACTTTTGAGCAAGTTCGTCCCTTCCCGCTATTTCATCGGGTGTAACCTTTGTCTTTGTCATTACTATTATGTGTTAAATAACTCACCAAACGCATCAGCGATGTCGTCTGTTGTTGTTACAGTTTTAGCTGAATTGTTTAATGAAGATGATCTAGTTGTAGTTGTTGTGCCATCTGCTTCGTTATTAGTTTCTGGATCTAACCATTTCTTTAACTCTTCTGTCATCTCATCATAAGACAATTCTGTGAATAGTTTAACTAACTCTGTTTGATCATTTACAATTGCAAGTGCAATTGATTTATCCTCAGTTGCAGGAGTAGTGTTTGGTTTTACTCTTATTGCGTATGATGGATATCCTCCCTCTTTGTCTGGTGCAGTACACTCAAGTGTGATGTCACGACCATTCATTAAGTCTGTAATGTCTCCGTAATCTGGATCTGCAATAACTCCTAAAAGCTCTGTATAGATCTTTTTACCAAAAGCATAGAACTTAACTCCTTCGCTTTCTTGTCCACGTACGATAACTGGAACATAACAACGGAATTTAGGTTCAATTTTACGACCTAATTTCCAGTCTTCTTTATCTCCACTCTTCTTAAGCTTTTCTGAAAACTCAACGATTGGATCAGGCTTTCCGAAGCTAGTAGGTGATAGAATAGTTTTCTTTCCTATTTCGTAGTGAAAATATAATTCTTGAAATGGATTTGATTTATCAAACGCATAAGGTACAATACGAATTTGAGATTTTCCTACTGGTGGTTTCCAAAATAAATCAGAATTTTTTCTTCCAGCTGAGTTTGATTGAAGCTCTTGAAGCTTCGCTTTGATTGCATCTAAGTTTAGTGCCATTTTACTTTTTTGTTTTTAGGTTTATACTGTGTTAAATTGTCGAACTAAGTATTGAATGTATATGTGAGCAGTTGTTGTTTTTTAAATTATGCTCTGTGTACCATTTCTGACTTAATCCTTTGACTAAATATATGATTTTTTTACCGTTATTACAACTCTTTTATATTAATTAATCGAAATAAACCATTTCGATCTGATAACATTAATTTGTTTCTGTACTGTTCCCAATTTATTCGATAATTTTTGTCTAGTACTCCGTTATTTAATTCACAAATTAATGTGTTTAATGCATTGATGCTATACAAAGTCTCGCTTTCCTTTTTGCGATTTATTGTAATTGTGTCGCTCATCCTTCCCATAGCTGTGCTAGTTGTATTATAAATACACACAATGTTATCAAGTGCTTCGGTGTATTGATAGCATTTGAGATTGATTACGTTTTCTACTTGATAAGTTTTGTGTATTTTACTAATGCAAGTAGGTAGTTCTTGTAGAGTTGTAAATGTGCAGAGTAATTGTGATTTCATCTAATGTATTAAACTTCGTCTGGTTTTTCTGAACTTATTTTCCCTAACATAGTCTGTAATACTTTAATTTGATCGTTAAGTGCTTTAATCTGCTCTTGCTTTGTTTTAATGCGTTGATCTACTTCTTTTTTCTCGGCTGCAATTTCAGCTTGTGTTTTTTCGTTAAGAGGCTTTTTAGTATACTTGATATTATTTTCTTTTAGATATTGTTCCACTTTATCTCTTAGTTTGTCTTTCAGATACACTTCTGCTGTGACGTTTATATTATTTGCTTTCATATTAATAAATATCAAATAACACTACAAAGTGTCATATTTTTGTAATTTAATCCCTTTTTTAATTTAATAGGGAATGCGTCTATATCAATACAGCTTGGTATTAGCTGATTAATAATTGCATCTATTTCATCTGGACATACATCAAATAGAATACTATCGTATGTATATAAAATAGGTACCGACCTTAATAAATAGGTCTGTAAATACTCTAATATGTTTTTTAGGACGATAGCGTTCTTTTCTGTCTCATACATTTGTATATAATAGTTAAATAATGTATGCTCGGTTATGTCCTTATAATTAGCAATTTTAAGTCTTCTACCTGATATTAAACTATCTACATACCCATGCTCTTGCATGTGTTTCCATATCTCTTTAGAAAATGCATTTGTAGCTTGGAAAAATGGAATGTTTAAGTATTCTTTTCGGATACCTCCATAAAGCTGTCTAAAAGTATCTTCTTTAGCTTGCACTATCTGTGCTTCGGTTGGTTGATCTGTGTTATGGTAATGCTGTGCAAGATGACTGTACACATCAGCATCTCCAAAATTATAACCAATAATATCTGCAATTAGTCTTGGGTGATATGAATTAAAGTCAAGCTCTAACAATACACCATCCTCAAACCTACTAACAAAACACTCTCTTGTGCTATCCTCTTTAGGTAATGCTGCAAAGTTTATTCCTCCAAACCGATTACTAGGTCTTCCAGTTGTTGTATAAAAATTATACTGAGTATAACACATATCACCGTTTAAAGCAAATGAGTTACCAAACACTTCCTGGAACTTATCAACATCAACCTTAATACCATTCTGTTGTATTTTAATTAGCGATTGCTTGAGTGTATTGCTATAAAAAGCTAATCCGTCTGGATGATCAAGCGAGAAGCAGTTCCTATATAATTCAGTAGTTTGCTCTTCTAACTTTGTAAGATCTATAAGTGCATTTGTTTTGAAACACTGAGAAAGCGTCCTATTGTATAACGATACCATTGGTGATTGGTGTACTTCATAACCTTTGTTAGTACAAAGATAGTGTAGCATTTCTAGATCATAATCAAACTCCTGAAATCCATTTGATAATAACAAAGCTCTATTAGTTGTGTATATTTTTTGTGTTAGGAAGTTTAAATCTGTTACATGAAACACTCCTTCTGGATGTGCTTTACTGACTATGAAAGATTCTTTTGTGGTTACATCAATGATACCAAACGCAATAATGCTAGTACAGCTGGGATGTAATCTGTTGTCTAATGGAATAGGATGTAACAACACATCTCTGCCTCTTAGTGTCTCAAGCTGTTGTACATTATCTATAATCATTACACCTAATATAGTCCTTTTTATTAGGTTTAACAACTATGTTAGGCAATTATAACTCCAGTTTTGCTATCAAATGTTTTTTTAATTATTATAGCTTTGTTCTTAAACTGCGGTCGCAACAAATTACTATCCTCGTTATTTTCAGTAAATTGAGATGTTTCACGTGAGTATTGTGTGTAATTGCTAATAACATATGGTAATCCTGGTAATTGTTGCGCAGCTACATTAACACTTGCTTTATTTGTTTGTTCTATAAAAGCTAAGGTACCAGTCAGTCTCCATCTTATTACTGCCGCAGCGTAAATTGAGTTATCTATTCCTAATAGTTTTCCTATGTTGTTAAATTGCTCATTTTTTATTTCAATAGCAAAAGAGTCTGAGCTATGTCTTTGTACAAAGTATCTAAAGTCAAATCCATCAACATAAACTCCTTCTGCTTCGTTTGGTGTATATACATACGGAATTGGTTGTCTGTACTGCTTTGGTAGTGTATTAAATTTAAAACTTCTATCGTACACAAAGTGATCTAAGTTTTGGTAGTATGCAATTAACCGCTTACTCGGTTGTAATTGTTGTGTTTGTGGCACTGGTCCAGCAAATGCAACTCCTTCTCCATTTAAGTGGTATTCTCCAATATACTCTTCTCCGGTACTTGTGGCAAGCTCGCCTCCTTTAGTATACTGATAGTTATTTGTAGTTGCAAAAGCAGAATACTTAGATGTTTTATTAAAGCTATTACGTTGTTCTAGCGCTGGATTTTGTTGTGCTACATAGTTTATAATTGCCATACTTTCTTAATTTATTATAGTGCTTTTAGCCTACACACTGTTCCTATTTTCGTAGTCCAGTCATTTGCTGTAATAGAATGATCTACCTTTGTTATTTGCCATACCATTTTACCTCTAATGGCTGGTGGAATTCGGTCACACGAAATTAATTGACTAAATCTGAATCCACCAATTCCATCACATTCAAAACTAAAGTCAAAAGGAAGCATAACACCAGCACAGTGTGGTGGTTTTGCTTCGCCTACCATTTCCCGTATAATCTCAGCACGTAATGCTTGGCAAGTTGAATCATTAA